GATTATTGATGAAAAAGCTATCTTAGATGATGGTGGTTCAGCAGTAACGTGGACAGCTAATGTACCTTTGTATGTTATTCAAAATTCACACGGTCACGCAGCCAATGCCTTTGTAGGTACTGGTGTAACTGCAGGTGTTTATGGTGGTCCTGCTACTTCGGAAGCAATCGTTATTGCATCTACTTTGTACAGCTCATCAGCTCGTACACTGTATATAAGGCTAAAACCTTTAGCAAATAATCTTGCAACGGCAGCTACAACTGTGACTTATTTAGTCGAGTTTTTACATTTAGGTGTATTACCCGATTAATTATTATGGCACAAAAGGGTAATCTTCATTGATTATCCTAAAGTGGGGAGGGTCTTCACCGACTCTCCCGAACTTTAATTTTAGGAGAAATTATGATAATAGGATTTCAAATATGGTTAGAAGAGTTTAAAAAAAACTTTGATGCTAGAATGGGAAAATGGTTAAAACCATTATTTCCACAAAAGAAAAAGGTAAGCGAGAATACTACAAATAGTTTTACAGCAAGTAAACCTAAAACAGTTAGCAAACCTAAAAAGACACAAACAAAAACAAAAAAAGATAGTTAAACATAATGCCCAAATTAGGAGCAAAACATTATCCTTATACCAAAAAAGGATTTGCAGATTACGAGAAAGCTAAAAGAAAAGGTATGAAAAAGGGTGGAGTATATTGTACTAAAAAAGCTATGAGCAAGGCAAAACCTAACTAACCAATAGAGAAGACTAATGGCAACAACATATTTAACATTAACAAATGAACTGCTCAGAGAATTAAACGAAGTTGTTTTAACTTCAGCTAATTTTAGTGCTGCAGTTGGGATTCAAGGACATGCTCAATCTTGTATCAACAGAGCATACAACGATATAGTTATGGCAGAACCCCAATGGGGATTTTTAGCAACAGGAGAAAGTGGTGCTACAGACCCTTTTTATGGTAATGTATATGTTGAGACTGTAGCAGGAACTCGTTGGTATGAATTAAAATCCTCGAGCTCAAGCCTAATAAATGATTATGGTTCTATAGATTGGGATAATTTTTATCTTACTACTATAGGTGTAAGCGGAGCAAGTTCTCCTTATACAAGTAGAAACTTAAAATTTATTACAACAGAAGAATGGAAAGATCATTTAAGAGAACAAGAAAATATTGATGATGCAGATTCTCAAAACTACGGAGAACCTAGATTTATTATTCGTAGTCCCGATGCTAGAAAATTTGGAGTAAGTCCAATACCAGATAAAGTTTATCGAGTTTGGTTCTTTGCTTGGGATTTACCTACAGCATTATCTGCACATGACGATGCGATAGTATTTCCTGATGTGTTTACACCGGTATTAATGGCTAGAGCAAGGTATCATTTTCATCAGTTTAAAGATTCTCCACAAAACGCAGCTTTTGCTTTACAAGATTATAAAGAAGGATTAAAGAAAATGCGTTCTGCTTTATTAAATCCAGTACCTACATATATGTCAACGGATCATATATAATGGCATCACAACCATACGCATTAGCATGTGAAGGAGGACTAGATAAGTCTTCTAGCTCTTTTGAGTTACTTCGTAGACCCGGAGCAGCTACAAGATTAAGAAATTTTGAAGTTGATGTGGCTGGTGGTTATAGAAGAATTAATGGCTTTTCAGCCTTTGGTGGCTCAAGTGCAGCTAATCCCAGTACAGATAATGATATATTAGGATTACATGTATACGCAGATGGTGTAATAGCTTGTTCAAGTACTAACGTATATTTTACACTAGACGGTATTACTTGGCTACAAATTAATAGAGCTAGTGTAGCAGGTGGTGGAGATAACTATAGTACTTTTACAGGTCGTAGTGCTGCAGCTAGAACATCACAAGGTTTAGCACACTTTGCAACCTATGAAGGTGACACAACTTACGGTGAAGTAATAATTACTGATGAAGGGTCAGGTGTAAAACCTTTTTACTTCAAAATGACAGGTAGTGGAGCATTAAGTGATAGAACTTATTTTGCTAAAGAAATTACAGTTGATGGTTCAGTTTATCCAAAGTTTTGTACAATACACGATAAGCATTTAGTAGTAGCCGGTTCAAGCACAGAACCTAATGGGATTCATTATAGTGGTACAAATGATATAGATGATTTTTCATCTACTGGTTCAGGTACGATTATATTAGATGACCAAGTTGTAGGATTAAGAAGTTTTAGGGAAGACTTAATAATATTCTGTCGAAATAGTATTTGGAAATTAAGTAACATAAATAATTCATCTACAATAGCAGTAGAACCTATTACTAAAAATATTGGTTGTTTAGATGGTAGAAGTATTCAAGAGATTGGTGGTGACTTAGTTTTTCTAGCACCCGATGGTATAAGAACTCTAGCAGGTACAGTAAGAATTGGAGACGTTGAGTTAGGAACTGTTAGTAGAGCTATACAACCTGTAATGAAAGACATTGCAGATAATATAGGAACTTATAATGTAAGTAGTATTGTTATTCGAGACAAATCGCAATACCGGTTATATTACGGTTCTAGTTCCACAGGTGATTCATCTGAAGGAATTATAGGAACACTAAAAACAAACGCACAAGGTTTTACAGAATTTCAATGGTCTGAAACTAAAGGAATAGATGCAAGTGCAGCAGTAACTTCAGGATTTAATTCTAGTGGAGTTGAGAAACATTATCATGGAGATTATAATGGGAAAGTTTATAACCACGATACAGGAGACAATTTAATAAACGCATCAGGTGCTGACGCTAATATTGTAGCAGAATATCAGACACCCGATTTAGATTATGGAGATTTAGGAACTTTAAAAACCCTAAAATATGTTAAGATTTCAGCAACACCGGAAGGAACAGTATCTACTAAATTAAGAATTAGATACAACTATGATGACTCCGATTCACCACAGCCTTCTGATTATACTTTATCAGTAGATAAACCTTCGTTGTTTGGAACAGCAGTTTTTGGAACTTCGGCTGGACATGTATTTGGAGCAGCATCAGACCCAATAACAAGACAAGTAGTAGAGGGAAGTGGGCACAGTAATTATTTTAGAATATTTAGTGACGACCAAAACTCACCTTACACAATAAACGGAATATATATAGACTATGAACCTTCAGGGAGAAAATAATGGCATATAGTTACACACGACAAAGTTCAATGAGTGATGGGGATACCATTACAGCAGCTTTATTTAATAATGAATATAATCAACTAGTCAATGCGTTTGCATACTCATCAAGTTCTGCTAGTACTACAGGACATAGACATGATGGTTCTGCCGGACAAGGTGGTAGTGTTCAGACAATAGGTGATTTAGATTTTTTAAATAAGATAGTTGCAGATAGTACAAACAATAGATGGGGAGTATTTGTAGAAGTATCTTCTGCAGCAGTAGAACAGATTAGAATTTCTGATGGTGTTATATCACCAGTAACAGATAACGATATAGATTTAGGTACAAGCTCTTTAGAATTTAAAGACCTTTTCATAGATGGTACTGCACATATTGATACACTTGACGTAGATGTAAATGGTACAGTAGCAGGAACTTTTGGAGTTACTGGAGCTGCTACGCTATCAAGTACTCTAGCTGTCACAGGAGCTGTCACAGGTTCTAGTACAATTCAAGGCACAACTATAACAGCAACTACAGCTTTCGTACCTGATGCATCTGATGGTGCTGCTTTAGGAACAAGTGCATTAGAATTTAGTGATTTATTCTTAGCTGATGGAGCAGTTATAAACTTTGGAGACGACCAAGATGTCTCTCTAACCCACGTAGCCGACACAGGCTTACTTCTTTCAAGTACTGACCAATTACAATTCGGTGATTCAGGTACTTATATATACCAATCAGCAGACGGAGTACTAGACTTAGTATCTGATACTGAGATTGAACTTACTGCTACTACTATAGATATTAATGGTGCTGTTGCAATGGATGGTGCTATAACAGGTGGTACTAATATCACTATATCAGGTGAACTAGATGCAGCTACATTAGATATATCAGGTAATGCAGACATAGATGGAACACTTGAAGCCGATGCTTATACAGTAGACGGAACAGCTTTAAATGAATATATAGCCGATACAGTCGGTGCAATGGTTGGCTCTAATACAGAGTCAGGAATAACTGTAGCCTACGAAGATGGAGACAATACTCTTGATTTTACTGTAGGAACACTTAATCAAGATACAACAGGAACAGCAGATAATATTACAATATCTGCGAACAATAGTACAGACGAAACTGTATACCCTATCTTTGTTGATGGAGCTACAGGTTCGCAAGGTGCAGAAAGTGATACAGGTTTAACATATAATCCTTCAAGTGGTCTTTTAACTACTACACTTTTAGCAGGTACATTAAATACTGCAGCCCAAGGAAATGTAACAAGCTTAGGAACTTTAACAACTTTAACAGTTGATAACGTTATTATTAATGGTACAACTATTGGACACACATCAGATACTGATTTAATGACACTAACAAGTGGTGTTCTAACAGTAGCAGGTGAAGTAGACGCAACAAGTTTAGACATATCAGGTGATGCTGATATTGATGGAACCTTAGAGGCTGACGCAATAACTATTGGTGGAGTTACTCTAGCTGAAACTATTGCTGATACTGTAGGAGCTATGGTATCTAGTAATACTGAAACAAATATTACAGTTACTTATGAAGATGGGGATAATACTCTAGATTTTGTTATAGGAACATTAAACCAAGATACTTCAGGAACTGCTGCAATTGCAACAAGCGTAACTGCTTCTGCTAATAATTCAACAGATGAAACTGTTTATCCAACATTTGTAGATGGTGCAACAGGCACACAAGGAATAGAAACAGACACTGGACTTACTTATAATCCTTCAAGTGGTTTACTAACTATTAGTGGAGAGCTAGATGCTGGTTCTTTAGACATATCAGGAAACGCTGATATTGACGGAACTTTAGAAGCTGATGCAATTACAGTAGACGGTACAACTTTAGCAGAATATATAGCTGATACAGCAGGTGCTATGTTCTCAAGTAATACTGAATCGGGTATTACAGTAACATACCAAGACGGTGATAATACAGTTGACTTAGCAGTAGATGCAGCACAAACAGGAATTACATCTTTACTTGCAACAGATATTAAGATTGGTGAAGACGACCAAACTAAAATAGACTTTGAAACAGCAGATGAAATTCATTTCTATGCAGCAAATGTAGAACAAGTATATGTAGCCGATAATATCTTTGGACCACAATCAGATAGTGATGTAGATTTAGGAACTACTGGAGTGCGTTGGAAAGATGCATTCGTTGATTCAATAACAGTTACAGGCGAAGTCGATGCTGCAAGTTTAGATATAAGTGGTAACGTAGATATTGATGGTGTGTTAGAAACAGATAATTTAACAGTTGGTGGTGCACAAGGAAGTGACGGACAAGTACTTACTTCAACAGGAAGTGGGGTGGCTTGGGAAGATGCTGCAAGTGGTGGTATGACTTCATTTCAATTAGAAGATGATGATGGCACAGAAGTAGCTATTTCAAATGCAAAAGAAGTTAAGTTTATTGGTTCAGGTGTAACTACAAACTGGACAGATACTTCTACTGGCTCAGATGGAGACCCTTATGATTTAACATTTACAGTAGATGCTGCCCAAACAGGTATTACATCTTTATTAGCTACGGATATTAAGATAGGTGAAGATGATGAAACCAAAATTGATTTTGAAACAGCAGACACAATAAATTTCTATACGAGTAATGCTGAAAAAATGAGACTTAATTCTTCAGGTAATCTTTTAATAGGACAAGGAACTGATGTAGGAGCTACTGTTACACCAATGCTTGTAGTTGGTACTGGTGCAACTTCTACAGGTTCAATGTCTTTATTTAGTGCTACTGATGGCTATAACTATATATTCTTTTCAGATGGAACAGGTGGTGCAGGTGCTGATGCAGGATATATTAGATATAAACATGATGATAATACTCTTTTAACTAATAGAGTATTTAGTGGAGACTTTAACGATACTTCAGATGAAGCTTTAAAAGAAAATATATCAGACCTTTCAGGTGGTACTTCAATTATTAAACAATTAAGACCAAGAAGTTTTGATTGGAAAGATTCAGAGAAACCTCATCAAACAGGTAGAGCAGGATTTATAGCTCAAGAGGTTGATGATATTTTACCAAAAGAAGTATATGGAGCAGATGATGAAAAAGCAGTTAATGTTACAGCTATCGTAGCTCATTTAGTAAAATCAATACAAGAATTAGAATCTAGAATAGAAACATTAGAGGGTTAATAAATGGAATTTCTATCACCCTACATTGTTTGGAATATTTTTATAACTCTAGTACTTGCTCCTCTATGGATAAGTATAAGACAAAACTCTTCAGATATTAAAAGAGTTGATATACTTATGAATAAGACAAGAGAAGAAATAGCTAAAGAGTATGTTACAAGATTTGAATTAAAAGATGGAATAAAGGACATCATGGATAGAATTAAAAAGATGGATGAAAAACTTGATAGACTATTTGGAGTAAAATAGATATGAAAGGCAAGAAGAAACATAAGTGTGGTCCTTCAGATTCTATTCTTATCATTACTTTAGGTAAACGCAAAACGAGAAAAACGAATGGCAAAAAAAAGACAACAAAAAAAACGTAATAAAAAATATCACGGTGGCAGAGCACATTCTAAAGTTGTTAGAGCAGACTATCGTCAAGGTGGTCGTGTTGGTTTTATTGCTGGTGATGAAGTTTCTGATCCTAACCCAAGTGAGATTCAAGCTGCACAAGATAGGCTAATACGAGAACAGCAGTTAGCCGCTCAAAGAAATTTAGTTAGTAATATTGATGGTGGTGGTAGTGGAGGTAAGAAGGCTTTTAGTGGAGCAACAAGAACATTAGAAGGAGGAACTAATCCTGCTAATGTAAGTTCTTCACAATTCGGAGATAGTCCGGGAACAGATTTGGTTATGCCTACTATAAAACCTGTAGGAGACGCTAAACCCGCACCGACTCCTACACCTGCAATGGTAGGTGCTAAAACAAGAGCAGCACAATTAGTATCTGGAGACATGACAGGTGTTCCTCAAATTCCAACTCCTCAACAAATCGAAGTAGGAGACTTAGGTGTAGCTAAAGAAGTAGCACCTAGAGAAGCTTTAGTGGCTGAAACTGCTGAAACGCCAACAGCTCCAGAAGCTATAACCGCAGAAGCTGCACCAGCAGTAGCTGCTCCTGAACCACTAACTGCTGCACAAATGGAAGCAGCACAGATTACAGAAGCTCCTGAGGTTGCTGTAGCTGAAGGTGTAGTAAGA